TCAGGCGGTTTTCTTTACTCGGCGGCTGAACGAGGGGCCATCAACTACAGGCACTTCACGCAGCCGGATGTATCGGTCAGTCATGGCCGCGGTCGTGTGGCCAGCCAGCATTTGCGCGTCCTTGCCCTGCCGTTTCGCATCCGTCAGGGATTTTGCGCGCAGGTCATGGATGTTGGCATCTTCGACGCCGGCAGCAGCCACAGCTTCACGCCAACGGTCTCTGGTGGCGCCATAAGAAGGCGCTCCCTTGGCATGGGACCGGGTGCGAAACAGGGTGGGGGCCAGCACGTTACCATTCAGGGCGTTTGCTCGAGCGATCGCCTCGCGTAGCTCAGGCGTCCAGCGAACCAGCAGTTTCGCGCCGGTCTTCTGTTGGTCGAACGCTATGCCCTCGTCGTTAATGTCAGACCGTTTGATAGCGAGTACATCCCCGACGCGCTGCCCGGTAAGGTACAGCAAATCCATGATGACCTGCATCCGAGGGTTTGCTTTTGCGTAAATGGCGGCGTATTCGTCGTCGGTGATGTAGCGTTGACGTTTGCCCTCAGCATGACGGCGGATCCCGACGCAAGGATTGCTGTCGACCAGTTGCCATTCGACGGCATAGCTAAAAACCGTCTTCAGGAACGATAGAACCCGGTTCGCCATGTTTGGCGTATCGGACATGTCCATCTTGAGCGCGGCAACGTGCTTCGGCCGGATCTGGTCCGGAGCGAACTCGGCAAACGTCTCTTTGATCCGCGCTGCAGCGATCTTGTACTGGTCGATGGTGTTCTTCGACAGCTTGGGAGACATGTGGGTCAGGACCTTCTCGACAAGCTCCGGCATGCCTCCACGTGGGTTGTCGAACCGACGTGCGTACTCGGCCAAAGCGGCAGGCAGATCCGCCGCTAGGCGAGTCCACTTACCGGCTTTGACGTAGTAGTAAGCGCCGTGCTTTTCGTAGACGCAGGGCGGCAAATGCTTGTCAGATTTGCGCGGACGGCCCATTTCTCAGCCTCATTTGCGGTTCCCGAGTCGGGATTGTATCGGTGTGGCCCTTGTCCACGTATCGACGGTAGACCAACAGTGAGCCATCAGGCCTGACTTGATACCGGATTCCCAAGGCTTTGAGGACCTTCATCTGGGCCGGTCGGCGCTGGCGAGCGGTGATCTCGCCGATTTCTTTCTCGGTAAGGGTCAGCATATCGCCTCCAAAAAGAAGCCCACACTTGGCGGGCTGAATCCAGCAATGAGACATTGACGGGGCTTTTGCGTCATAAATGAGGCATTTCCTCCAGCAGCGCCCTCGAGTCGGCATAGGCCCGCATGGCGCGCTGCTCGTCGATCTGGTCGGCCCCGAGGGTTTCGGCGCACTCGCGGAGCTGGGCAGCCAGTCGTTCGATCAGGTTAGGCATACACAGCGCCTCCGTCGTTGTGCTTCTTGGGTGGGGCATCTATCAGTCTCCACACATGCAGTCGGCCAGGGCCTCATCCTCACTCTCGATGTAGGGCAGGGTGTTCTGGCGTGATTGGAATTCAGCCTCGCGGGCCAGTTCGGTATATCGCGGGCGGTCTGATCTGAACGTGGCGCCACTCGGGCGCGATTCCTGTCTAGCCCACCAGACGTGGCGGGCCGGTTCTCGACGGATGGCGGCCACGACCTTTGCGCGCGACTTCAAAAAGCACAAATCGCAGTTGCCAAGGTCCCCCGCCGGATCCAAGCGAAGATCGAACGCTTGTGCCCCCCAGAAGGCCAGGACGTCAGCCTTACGGACCCTTGACCTTGCCAGTGGCAGATATGGAATGCCTGCGCTGTTGTCGCGCTTAGGATTGCTCAGCCTGGCGATGCGGGTCGGCTCGTCGGCCCGGATTCCCATGACGGAATCCCATTCGACGTACCCGCGGGCGATCATCCACGCCTTGCTCGTCTTCACCTTAAGGTTTGCGGTGCAGGTGCGAGCAACGGGGTTCGGGAGCAGTCCCAAAGCGTCCATCATGCGCTCGAACGGCTCGCCGTCTCTGCTGGCGGTCGTAAAGTCGACGATACGGAACAGGCAGCGGGAGCGGCTGCCATTCTCAAAGCCGTCCCACTCCATCCAGGTGATGGGCACCCGCCAGCGCTGGCTGCATTCCTCGATGAAAGCTAGAGTTTCCTCCCGCTCCTTGCCCGTGTTCTGGAACGCCACATGCACGTCATCGGGCAGTTTGCCTTCGTGCGCGTCCAGTATTTGGCGCAACATGTAGGCGCTTGTCCGGCCGCCGCTAAATTGGATCAGTGCCGGCCCATCTATTTGATAGGGGTTCATGTGCCTTCCTTCTTCTGTGCGCTGGGTTGTGCGGACAGGGCGGCGCGGGCCTGCCACGCGCGTTTCTCTCGGCTGTTGCAGATCATTTGTTTGCCGCAGTACGATTTAGCGGTCCAAAGGAGAAGCAGATGCAGTACTGGTGGGTGAACCATGGCACGTCCTATAAGCGGGAACTAGCAGGGGGGTACATTTGGTGCCCTCAGGTTGGCGATGGTGACCGCCGCCGGGAGAGCTGGGAGGTAATGCAGTCAGTGAAGCCCGGCGATCTTGTCGTCTCGCATGCCAAGCAGGCGGTTCGGGCGGTGGGAATAGCTCAGTCCGCGCCATTCGACTCTCATCCGAGAGACGGATACGCCGCGAACGGTTGGAATCAGCTTGGGTGGGAAGTGTCTATTCTGTGGACGGCGCTTCCGGACAGGCTCTCTCCGAAAGAGCACATCGCCGAAATAGCAGAGTGGCTGCCCAAGCGATACTCGCCTCTTAAGCCGAATGGCGACGCAAACATGACCTACCTTCATAGGATCGAGAAGGGGTTAGCGGATTGGATAGTCGCCACTTCTGGCCTCGACACTCAAGCCTTGGAGGACGAGGTTGAGGTTGCTGAGATTCGTGGGCGCAATATTCCCGCCGCGGAAAAGCTGCGCTTGCAGAAGGCGCGACTCGGGCAGGGAGCGTTCCGGGCAGATCTTCTTAAAGTGGAGCCCAAATGCCGCCTGACGGGGACTTCGGATGCTTCGTTCCTCATTGCCAGCCACATCAAACCATGGAGTGCCTGCGACACAGACGAAGAACGTTTGAGCCCACACAACGGCTTCATGTTGGCGCCCCACGTGGACAAATTGTTTGATCGCGGTTGGATATCGTTTGAAGACAACGGCGACTTGATTGCCCACGAGCGTGTGAAAACGCTGCTCCCGTCGTGGGGCATCGCTTACCCCGCCAACGTCGGTGCTTTTCACCCTCGACAGAAGGAGTTTTTGAAAGTGCACAGAGAGCAGGTTTTCCAAAAGCCCATAGGGCTAAATCAAGACTAGGCCGGCCCGCCAGTTCGATCCGATGGGGCAGGCCGAGCACGGCGAGCCACCAGCTCTTCCCAGAGCTCTCCATCCCAGCAAGAAGGACAAAGCGTGTCCCAGGACATGCCGGAGAATGCGCCGCGGCAGATAGCGCACTTCTGGCCGGGGGCGGAAGGCGACGTTTCGGGCGTCCCGAGGGCCGCGCCCAGGAAACTGCGGAGGGGAGCGTCTGCGGCGTCGAGTGCGTCGCGATAGCGCTGGCGCTCTTCCGGGGTCATCTTTGCGACCATGTCGTGCAGCACACGGGTGGACAGCGCGGCCAGGTCAACGTCGTCCAGGTCGTCGAGGTTTTGGAGGGCGTTCATGCGTGGGCATCCTCTGTGGTGGGGATTTCGGCCTGACTGGCCGTTGCCGCGGCCTCTGCCTGGCGGCGCTGCTTCTCCGCCTGCTTGGCGCGGACGGTTTCGACGGCGCCGTGGGCCTGGAACAGTTCAAGGAGAGCGGCGGCCGGGATGGTGATCGTTTCGCTGGCTACGCGGCCTTCCTGGATGTCCAAGAGGGTCGCGCGCTGGTTGGCGTCCAGTCCCTGCATGAACGTGTCCACGCCCCTGATGAGCGGGGACACGACTTTGCGCGGCAGGGCGCGGCCGTGGATGGTGCTGGCAGTCACTTTCGCTTTGCCGGCCGCTCTGGCCTGGTCCACTTTGCCGGTCAGAAACTCCCCGGCTTGAGTGCCATGCTTGCGTATCGCGTCGATTGCGACCTCGACAGAGACAGCGCCTTTGCGGATCAGCGCATGCACATCAGGTTCAGCATCCGCCAGAACGAGATAGTTTTCGATGTGGGGCCGGCTGCGGTGGACGAGCGCCGCAATTTCCTCTGTATCCAGGCCCATCCCGCGGAACCGCTTAAAGCCGAGTGCCGCTTCAAGCGGGCGTAGCTTGACGCCTTCGTTGCTGGTGTAGATGCGCGCTCGGCGCTCTATCTCATTGCCCTGGAACCCGACGACGGACACCCATTCAATGGGGGCGCCGCGCCGGATCGCCCGTCCGATCGCGTCATAGCGACGGTGACCGTCTACCACCTCTACGCCGGAACCGTCCGGCAGGGCGATGACTTCGAGCGCGGGAAACGTGCCGCCAGCCAGAATGTAGGAGGCCAGGGCTTCAATACCGGTTTCGTATTCGTCATCCAAGTCGCGGAGGTTGAAACCCTCTTTCACGCGGATGTCGGAATAGCGGACTTTCATTGCGTCGGCGCGTTTGATCGTGCCGTCCTTGATCATCGTCTTAAACGATGCGGGGGGATGGGTCATATGACACCTGGGAAGTGGTTGGGATACGATGCCTCCAACATTGGGAGGCGTGCATATGAGTGAAGATTGGCACCCACAAGAAACCTACAAGTCGATGATTTCGATATCGACAGAAGGCTTTAAGCTGTTGGCGCTGTTGAACGGCGGGGCGGCAGCCGGAATGCTGGCCGCGTTCCCACATCTATCGAAGTCCATCCCACCGTTCGCCCTGCAAATCTCGATCGCATGCTTCGCGATAGGGCTGGTCTTTGTGGGGGTGGCCTTTCTGGCCGCTTATGCGACTCAGAACGCGCTCTATAACGAGTCGATGAAACGTCCCATGCCGAAGTCCCACGTGGTTTATTTGAAGCGTGCGTTCCGCGCGTGCGTTTTCAGCTTGGTGTTCTTTCTTGGGGGCGCTTTGACTGCGGTTTTCTCTATAGACGCCGAACGCCATCAGCAGAGCCACAGCGAAGGCGCGGAGGCTGCCCCCGCTGAATTCACGGGACCATAGCCAGGTTGAACCCGTTTCGAGCGTCAAATAGGAGGCATTATGGAAAGCACTCGATCTACCTCTTGCGGAGAGGCATTAATTGGATTGGGGTTTATCGCGATGTGCATCGCGTTCGCGTTGCATTACCCCACCAATTCTGATCACTGGGCGGCGTGGATCCAGGCGTTCGGTTCCGTAGCGGCTATTGCGGCTGCAATCTGGGTGTTCCGCAGCGAAGCCGAGCTGCAAAGAAAGCGAGATACCGAGCATGCGCGAGTTGAGCAGATCGTCATGCTTGAAAGTTTGGCCACAGAAATTGAAGCTGTTTGGGCGAACTTTGATGCTGCCGTCGGCGCGGCACTAGAACGCGAGACGAAAGGTCCTAGGGATTGGACGTTTGCATACTCGGACTCCCTGTTCCCGGTATATCAGGCCCAGGTTCCACGAATTGGAGTTATCGAAAATGATGACTTGAGACAGCGGATTCTCCACTTGTACTCATCGGCCAAAGCGTATCTCCTGAAAATGAAGCTCCACAACGAACTGTCTACGAAAGAAGAGGAGCTCACTTTCAGACGGGCAACTGCGTCTCGCTCTTCTGTGCCAAGTGATGCCGGCCAAGCTATTTCCTCGGAGTTTGACGAGATTTCGAAGAAGCTGGACCGCACACGGGAAAAGCTGAACGCAAATGGACAGCAAATCGTGGACGGCGTTGGGCTGCTACGTATAGAGGTTGATGCTGCCCTTGCCCATATCAGGACTGCCAAGAGCAAGCTGAAGGAAGCGGGAAATTTGTCTGAAGCTGACTGCTAGACGATGTTGGTGAAACGGGTGACAACGCTCAGTCGATGCGCTCCTTCACTTCGAAGCGCTGCGTTCAAACGATTATCCTTAGCATCCAGCCCAGCAACTGCGGGCCGAAGAGGAAGAACGCGGCCAGCGCCAGGCTGGCGGGCCAGGCCCACAGCGGGATATCCGCGTCGTCGTTCCAGTTGCCCTTGCCGGCATGGTCGCGGGGAGCAATCAGGGCGCCGAGCTTCCGTGCGGCCTGTTTGATCGTGATGGGAAGGCGGGGGCGCACCGGTGACGCGCTTGCGCTGACGGTGTTCATGTCGGGTTCCAGGGATCTGCCGCGGCGTGGCGGCGGGAGAGGTAGTCGCCGAGGGGTGCCAGCACAAGCCGCGCGAACGCGAGCAGGCCCAGGCCCCAGGCGAGGGTTTCAGTCAAGGTCATGGGAATCTGCGCAGAGTTGCGCGGTGGTCAGCTTGGGGGAGCGGGCCGGAAGCCCGGTTAGATCCTGAAAGTCACTTTCAGCGCCGGTGACGTTGCGGCGCCGGTCCGCTCTCCGAAGCCGCCCCGGTGCCGGGGCAGGCGGTGCTGCTACTTGCTGATCGAGCTTCCGAAGTTAAAAACGTCGATCAGTTCTTCGATAAAGCGTACGAGTGCTTCGAGCATGCGGGGTCCTTTGGGAGTTGCCGGGCACGCGACATCCCTGCCCAGGTTGGTTGATGTAACATAATGCGTCCAAAGCCAAAAAAGTGACGAGAATGAACGCGGGTCAGAAGCTTGGTTTTTTTGTAATGGGCGTTGCGATATTGCTCGCCCTTGGCTTGTGCGTGGCTGCGGGGTGGATGTTCGATTACCCCATATCGTGGGCAGAGTTCACGCTGGCAAGCTGCTCTGCCTGGCGGGAGAATCAGTCCGTTTGGTGTGGCCTAGCCTCGTATAGCAATGGCGGCTCAGCAAGGGTGGCAATACCATTGACCTATCTGCTGTGGGTTTGCGCTGGGATCTTCTTTTATGGCCTTTGCACGTATAAATCTGTGATCTCGTACGAAAGTCAACGTGCCTTTATTGGCCGAATTGTTCATCGCACAAAGAACATGCCAAAACCGCCTCGGCGTGAAGCCTAGTCCGTATCGAGGGGCCGCCGATACCCCGCACGCGGGGCATGAGCCGGGACTGTCAAGTTTGCCAGTAGGTGATGTCTTCGCGGACGGCTTCAGTTGGCGTCCATCCGTCAGGCCGGTAGTCGTCGGCCAGCGCGCCAGCGAAGCCCCATGCTTGCGTGAGCGTGAGGCCAGTGATGCGGCGATAGGCAAGCGCGGCGCGCATGCGCCAAATCAGTTTCAGCATGGTCATTTCCTCAGTGTTTAGACTGGGGTTCAACCCGCCCGAACCGTGGCACGAAGCATCCAGTCAGCCGGCCGGTGGCGCGGTCCATATGGGAGTCGATGCCGTACAGGTCATGAACAAAATTGAAGTCATCAGCGGCAAGCCAGTCGGCCAGACGCAATGGCGTGCCGTTCAGGTGACAAGCCGCAATGTCCATTTCGCTGTTAAGGCGGTTGGGCTTCTTCAGGTGGCCCATCCTTTCTGCGCGGTTCAGGATCTGACTAATCAGTTCCCTATCGTCGTCTGTGATTTCCCAGTTGATTCCGTAAGGTTCAGGGTTGGGCATGGTGATTTCCTCTGGGGTTGGCTTCGGTAAGCGCTGACTCGCAGCGCTGGCCGAAACCCGCTTTTCAGCGGTTCGGATGGCCGGGGTTATCGTCGCCACGCCCGGCTGGGCGTTGCCTGGCTGTGAGAGCCCAAGCACACAGGGACCGGGGGCGCGCTGGCGCGTGGTTGGTTGTCCTGTTTCGCCCGTCGTCCCTCTCGGGGGCGGGCGGCCTCGGTTGTTAAAGAGCGGTGCTCGCCTTCCCCATCCGACTTCGTGGCGGTACGTCTCCCTCTTGAGGCGATGCCCTGACTGCTGGCTGAGGGTCCGTGGGGGTTCTTGCTGCGCCGTGTTTGCAGCGCGTCAATGGAATTAAACACTACGTTTATTGTTGAAGTCAACATCGTGTTTAATTGGGGGCGCCAAAAAGCCCGCTCGAGGCGGGCGTGAAGGGGGAAAGGTGGCTTAGTAGGCTGGCTGTCCCCAGAGGGCCAGTACCAGCGCTACCGCCACCCAGATGATGACTTTCATCATGCGGGCTCCTGCATCTGGGCCGGATTGCCCAGGTACATGGATAGTCATGATCAATTCGGGCTACTCATGGCCCCAAAAGAAAAGCCACCCGGAGGTGGCTTTATCCTGTTTACGCAGCGCCTCCTGGTGGGCAAAAGTCTATGGTGCGTTGACCGAAACCGAATTGAGCGAGAATTCGTCTTTTCATCGAAAGGCACTCGGATTGCACGTGCTTGCCTTCGGCTGCGTCTTGCTCGTCCTGGCAAAGCTGAACTAACCCACGCAAGGAAGGGGGCTCGTCAGCCTCGACCACATGGTACTCATGCCGAAGCTGGCTCACTTCATCCAGGGTGTTTTTGGCGAGCACTGCTCGTGAAAGGATTGCGTTAAATCGGTTGGCCAGACTGCCATGTTTTCCTGCCATGCCTGGGCAATCAACCACAATCGTTGCGATGGTAAATACACCGCTGACAATCGCTGCGCCCAACGTAAATGCATTCGCGTCGAATCCAATGGACGCTAGAGCAATTAAGGACACCGCCTTCGAGGAAGCATCCAGCACGCGAAAGAAGCTTTCCCTTTTGCGGTGATAGCTTATGCTGAGCTTTGCGTCATACAGGATTTCGTCGATGGTGTCGCTCATTTGCCTATCGTCCGTTAGATCCGCCTCCGGAACCGCCGCCACTACTGCCGCCGCCGTCGCGCCTTGGCTGTACACGAGATACGGTGTTGCCATGATCACTTCGTTCCTGGACCCTGCCAGGAATATACGTTGGCCTCTGGTCCTGGCCAAATCCGGTGTCTCGATTGGGAACAGGGCTCTTATTGTTGCCGCCTGATCCGGGTTTTGTAGCCATTATTGCCTCTCCTGTGAAAATTCGCTATCGACCGGCGATGCGTGCTGTGCCAGTTGTCAACCTCCACGTTACGACCGCACCCACTGTCCCGCCTCATCATCCCGCAGCTTGGCTCCAGCCCAGACGACTTGGCCAAGCACACGTACGGGGTGACCGTTTTCCAGCGGGATGTCCAGATAGGCCGGATTGAAAGAGCGCGCAACCCAGCGCCCTGTGAGCCTATCCCGGGTCACGGTCTTGACGAGCATCTTCCCGTCGTAGTTGATTGCGTACACCCCGCCACTGGCCACATCTTGCAGCGTCAGGTTCTCGTTAGGCACGACGAGCAGGGCGGCGCCGTCACGAATGACCGGCTCCATGCTGTCGCCTTTCGCATACACCACCCTTGCCTTTCCGTTGTCAGCGCCCACCGCCTTGAGGAAGGAGCGGCGGAACTGGATCATGCCGGTCTGGTCTTCGCTGTGGTTCTCGATGCCGTCGCCCGCGGCCAGGCGCACCTCAGCCAGCTCCGGCACTTTCTCAAATCTGTCATTGGCGGCGTGCGGCTCGCCCGGTCCGGCGTTCGCCGTCACGCCCGTTTGCGTGCTGATCCTGATCTTCGGATTGCGCTCGGCCTGGAACGTGGTGTGGCCGCCTTCCCACGGAGCAGGCGGCAAGCCCGCAATTCGCATAGGGAAGGGGTCATCAGCATGGTCCATGTCGACCAGGCCGCCAGGCTTGTGAGCCCGCAAAGGAATGACGTTGCCCGACGGAGCAGCGGGCGGTGGCGACACTTGGATCCCTAGCTTCATCTGGGCGATCGCGAGTGCGATGGCGCCCTCGAGCGCATTGAGCTGCGACTCGGGCAATGCCCGCAACTGGTCCTCGGGGATCGTGCGGAAGGGCCACGGCTGCGCCTTCGCCGGTTCAGGCTCGGCCGATGCCTTGGCGGGTGCGGACGTCGTGAACATTGCGCCTTCGCCAGTCATCACCCAGGTGGCATTGACTCCCAGGACGTTTTGGGCAGCCAACATCCCTTCCTTCGATGGACCGCGGCGCTCCCAATTGTTGACGTTCTGCTGGGCGACGTTCAACAGCCGCGCCAGATTCGCTTGCTCTGGGCCGCTCACCAGCATCCCCGAGGCTCGCGCAGCCTCGTAGATCCTCGCCATCTGTTCGTGCATTTGCTTCATAGGGCGATTGTTGCCGGGATAAACGCGTTGTTGATACACGCCGTGTTGACCCAAAGATTAAACATGGTGTTTAATTGGGCGCATATGGAGAAACGAATGGAACAACTTCATCGGGACGCGGCGCGGATAGATGCCTTTGGCGGACCCACAAAGGTTGCCGAGCGGCTCGGCATCGCTGAAGAGCCCGGCGCAGTCCAGCGCGTTAGCAACTGGAAGCGCCGGGGCATCCCGTCGAGCGTCCTGCTGGCGCATGAATGGTTGCGTGCCCCTGCGCCGGTGCAGCAGGAGGCGGCATGACATCAATGCACCGCCTCGGTTTGCGTTCGGCTGTCGCTCGACAGGAGCCCCCCAATGCATAGCCTCTACATCCGCTTCGTGCTGTGGCTGATTCGAGCCGCCGCTGAGCGCATTGCCGACGAGCGTATCGCCGCGGCAATGCAGCCTGGCGGCGCTATTTGGCGCAATCGATCAACTTCGACGCGAGTTGAGCGCGAGCGGATTCGATGATTTTTGCGAGCGTCATTTCCGATGCTTCCCGAAGAGGAATCGAGATCTGCGCCTTTCCGACGAAGTGGGGTGGAACCGCCGTGAAATCCGACTCGAGCATGAACTTCACGTCGACAAACTCCGAATCTTCGGTGGGCTGCACGATGGATACAAACTTCAAAGTCATGGTCGGCCCCCTCCTTACTGGGGCGGGTGTCTTGTGTGAGAGCAACCATTCTAAGGGGCTGACCACCCATTTTCAGGAGGGAGCGCATGGATAGCGCTACGACGCCGGCGCCGCCGGCACCGCAGCCGGCGGCACCGGCAAAGCCTAGCGACAAGGTCCAGATCGGGCCGTTGGACGTGTAGGGCGCAATTCGTCTTTCCATGCAGCGCATCGTAAGGCCGCTGCTCAGCAATAGATACGTTCAGGAAATTCACATATGAACATCACCACTGCGGCCGATCTGACGGTGCATGACTACAAGGGCGGCAGCGAGGCTTTGGGGGCGGTTATCGGCATGTCGCCGGCCGTGCTGCGCAACAAGGTCAACCCCAACAACACCACGCATCATCTGACGCTGGCTGAGGCCGACCGCATTGTGCGGATGACGGGCGATGTGCGCATCCTGGCCGCGTTCGCGCACGGCAACGGCTATCTGCTGGTCAAGGCGCCCGAGTCATGCGGCGAGAGCGACATGTCAGTGCTGGAGCAGGTCGCGGCGTTGATGATCGCGCATGGCAGGTTCGGTCATGAGGTGTATGACGCCCTGGCTGACGGGGGCGTTGACCAGCAAGAAATGCAGCGCGTCGACGCCGCGGGCCGCGCCCTGATGGAGGCGGTCGCAGGCGTCGCGCGCCGGCTTAGCGGGATGGCCGAGCAATGATTCAGCGCGGAACATCCGGAGTACCGGTGCGGGAGCGTGTCGCGTCCACGATGCGTAGGGGGGCGGCGCTGTCCCGCGCGGCTGCAATGATGTGCAACGGCGCGAAGTTCCAGCGGTGGGTTGTGTCCCGTATCGGCGCCGCCCCTGATGGCGTGAGCGCGAGCCAGCACGCGGCGCAATTCGTTCGGAACGCATGCGGGATCACAAGCCGCGCGCAGCTGGACCACAACGCTCAGGCTGCGGCCTTGTTTCACGAGGCGGTGCGCAAGCCCTTCGTGAAGTGGAGCGGCATCTATGGCTGACTGCCTGCACATGTTTCGCGGCTACCAGGTGCCACCTGAAACGGTGGAGCAGGTCCGTCAGGCAATCCTTGATACGCGGGGCCGTGTCGACTTGGCTGCATTGCGGGCCATCGTGCAGCCTGCCATGAAGGCCGTGGACCCGTGGTCCAGCACGTCCCGGGAAGTCGCTGCGGCATGCGCGGTCGATTCGATCGTTTTCGACGCAGCACGTGCCGGCCTGGTTAAGCGTCGCGTGAACGCGTGGAAGTTCCCCGCATGGTATCGGGTCAAGAAGCAGACGGGGGCGGTATGTCGCTGACGCGCAAGGCCCCCCTGAAGCAAAAGACGCCGCTGAAGCGTGGTGCGCCGATGATGCGCGCAACGCCCATGCCGCCGCCACGTGCCGCCATGAAGGCGCGCAAGAAGGGCAAGAAGCCGCCCAAGACCGTCTACCGCAATCAGGCGCTGCTGGACCTTGCCGAAGGCGAGGAATGCTTGCTGCGCGTGCCGAGGTACTGCCAGGGCGGCACCGATACCACTGTGGCCTGCCATTCAAACCTGCTGCGCGACGGCAAGGGGAAGGGCATCAAGGCGCACGACTGGGCCATTGCGTTCGGATGCGGCCCTTGCCACTGGTTCATAGACCAATCGCCAGCACCGCTGGCACAAAAGCTCACCTATTTCATCCCCGGCTTGCGCCTTACGCGCTTGCGAATCATCGCCATGGGCAAATGGCCCGAAGAGGCGGAGCGCGGGTATCAACTTTTGTATGGAGGTGCGCAATGAGCGCAAAGGTATTCGGCGCTGTGTTCGAGCGCTACCGCAACGGAGGGGGCGAGCTGCTGCTTGCTCTTGCCCTGGCGGACCACGCGCACGATGACGGGACGCACATTTTTCCCTATGTGGAGACCTTGGCCGTCAAGACCCGCCAGTCCGTTCGCGCGGTGCAGTATCAACTGAAGAGCATGCGCGAAGCCGGCTGGCTGATTGCTGTGAACTCTGGGAACGGTGGGCGCAGCCAAGCTTCGGAGTATCGGATTTCGCCGGAGTGGCTTGCCGGGGGAGAAGCAATTCCGCCTGCAAAGAAAGACGAAAAAGGGGCAGACGAAAAAGTTGCACCCTTTTCGGAGGGCACGGAAAAGGGTGCAAACGGCAGCACAAAGGGTGCAACTGACGGCGCAAAGGGTGCAAACGACGACGCAAAAGGGTGCAGTGGGTTGCACCCGCATATAACCGTCAAGAAACAAAAGAAGAACCGTCAAGAACCGTCACCCGCGCGCAAGCGCTCGTCGGGATTCGATCCGATGCGTGTGGAGTTGCCCGCCTGGTTGGATGCGGAACTGTGGGAGCGCTGGGTGCGCCATCGCATCCAGTTGCGCAAACCACTGACCGAGGAAGCCGCACGGCAGCAGGTCAAGGACCTGGCGACCTTTCGCCAGCAGGGGCACACGCCCGCCGCAGTTATCGAAAACGCCATCGGCAAAAGCTGGCAAGGCCTGTTCGCCCCGAGCGGCACCGCAGTTGGGGGCGCGCAGCGTCCCGGCAAGTTCAACCCGACCGACTACGTAAATCGCAATCGCACCCAGGGAGGCCCCGACTATGACGACGGTCGCACAATCGACGAGTGAGCGAGCTGGCTGGGCCGTGCCGCTGGCGAAGCTGGAAGGCATTTCCCTCATCGACCACCTGTGGAATCGGCTCTCGGGCACGTACGGGGGGCGTTGGCTGAAGGACTTCCCGGACATGCAGAGCATCGAGAACTGGAAGGCGGCATGGGCCGAGGCGCTGGACGATGATCGCGTGACGCCGCAGGAAGTGGCCGAAGGGCTGCGCATCTGCCGCCGCATGTTCCCCGACTGGCCGCCTGCAGTGGGTGAGTTCATCCGGGCATGCCGTCCGGGCCTGATTCCTGAGAACGCCTTTCACGACGCCGTTGCCGGGATGACCGCGCGCCGTCGCGGCGAAATGGGGCAGTGGACTCATCCGGCGGTGTACTGGGCTGCTGTCCGCGTTGGGTCGCACGACCTGCTGAATTGCGGTTACTCGGTCATGCAGTCCCGCTGGGAGCGGGCGCTTTCGGAGGAACTGAGCCGCAGCGATTGGGCTGCCATCCCAGCGCCGGCGGTCGCGTTGCCAGCTCCGGGCGCCACGCACGCCACGCCCGAAGAGGCAGCGAAGGCCCTGAAGGCAATGGGCGCGAGCGCAATCCTGAACGATTCTGGTCGCGATCCCCGCCGCTGGGCAAAGCGCATCCTGGCCGAAGCACAGCGGAAGGGCGGGCGGGTGCCATCCCTGGCGGTGCTGGGCATGGCACAGGCCGCAGTGGGCGCGCCGATCGACGCCGGGGGCGCGGCATGAGTGCGATGCAACGGAACAAGGGCGCGGCCTTTGAGCGCAAGGTTGCCAACCTGCTGACCGACGCGACCGGAACGACCTGGCGCCGTCGCGTGCGCAACCAAGCTGGTGACAGCGACGTGGTGGCCGATGAGCCAGCCTTTGCCGGGATCAGCATCGAATGCAAGCACGCGAATGTGCTGTGCCTGTCCGCTTGGTGGCGCCAGGCCGTGGAACAGGCGGGGCTGGCTGGCGTGCCGGTACTGATCTACAGGCAGACGGGGGCGCGCGGCGAAATGGTGATGGTCGACGCGCACGACGTGAACCCCAAGATTTTTCCCGTCCGGGGGCGGCACACCGTCACCTTGGGATGGGACGCAGCAATGCAATGGATGCGGGAAATGCTGCCCGCGAAAGTGACTTATTCCCCGGGGATTATCTGATGACTACGACGACACTCGAACGCCCGACCGTGGCGGGCCACACACCGATCAACAACGAGCCTCTCTTCCGCAGCGCCCACGCCGCGCTGGTCTTCGCATTCAACTTCACGATGCAGCAATACGACCGGCCGCTCATGAACAAGGTTGCCAGCCGGGATGCGCAACATGAAGGCAAAGGACTGTCTGGCCAGGACGGAGCCGCGCAGGCGGGCATGATTCGCCGCCGCCTTTCGACTCTTCCGCCGTTGCAGCAGGCAATCATGGTATCTCGGACTGCGCCGCCGTCGCTGGTGTGCAGCTGCGGAGCGCCATGCTGCCAGGGGCGTCAAGCGAATCTCGAATGGAGCGCAGCTGTTCGCCTGGTTGCGGACTACGCAGAAAGGGAAGCCTTGGCAGACTGCTCGATCAAACGCGCGTTGACGCTACAACTGCTTGCCCGTCTGTTTGGGCATGCCAAGGGCAGGAAAATGAGCGAGATCGCAGAGGACGCGGCAGTTTCCGTCAACACTGCGACTAATCACCTTTCCAGGCTGAAGCTTTGGCTTCACGGGAACCGAGAGCAGGGCGGTGCGCTGGAAGGCCAGGAGGCAATCGCAGCTGGCGCGGCGCACTGGGCATTAACGAACGCGGGCATTGTGGGCGTGTCTGACGATATTCATTGACCGTTGGGAATTTCTCACGCAGAATACGCCCAATCCTGATACGGTCTATCAGTGCGTCCAGAAAGAGCCCGCGAGCGAAAGCAGCGGGCTTTTTGCATTTTGCGCGCTTGGCCGAGCGGTCGGACTGCGGCGATCCAAGCCGCCTACGCGGATTCAATTCCTGCGGCCTGTTGCAACTACCCTGGATCAACCACCGCCTGAAAACGGCGAGTTGTTGCGCCGTTGGCGCATTCGCGTCACGCACCTTCAATGTTTGGCTTAGATGCGATGAAGCCTTGAAGCATGGCAGGTGTGGCCGCTCCCAAATGCAGGGCCAAAACTAAGTTCAGGGGCGTGCCGCTCTTAAGGTACAAAACGACGGCCAGACCGCCCAACACGATCATGCCGAGGGTTATCAGCCAATAGAACTTCGATGTGATCCACGCCGGCTTGTTCCTGTGGAAGTCTTCACGAAGTTTGTAAAGGGCATAGACCTCGGGTAGTGCTCCGCCACCCATGCCCAAAAAAAAACCGTCCCAAACATCCATTATTTAAATTTCTCGAAGCTGATTGCTCGTACCGCCGACCATGCGTCTTTTATCGCAGATACCTTCTTTCTGTCGGCGAATAGCTTTGATCCGTCGGCGCGTCGGATTGCCGACACTCGAACGACATCGGAGCGAGACGTAAGCGTCTCTTCAACTTGTGCAACCGGTAGACGAACTTCCTTTGCGATGCCTTTCGCGGTGCGGTACTCAAATTCGCTCGACCGTAAGGCTTCAAGGACGCGCTCAGCGGCGCCTCGGAGTGTCTTTACCGGTGCGGTTTTCGGCTTTTTTTTCATATTTATTCCCTAGAAGCGCGCCCTTCGGGTGCGTGTCAATCTAGAAACAGACGGCGACACGAGCGAAATCGCGAGTTCCGCAAGTGACAGCCAATCACGGATTGGACCCGTGAACGACCCAAGGCCGCCCGACCTGTACAGGCGGGGGCAAGTTTACATGGACGCTCACAAGTGGCAAAACCGATCATTCCCTGGCTCGGCGGCAAGCGCCGTCTGGCCGACAAGATTCTCCCCCATTTCCCCAAGCACACCTGCTACGTCGAACCCTTCGCCGGGGGCGCGGCTTTGTTGTTCGCGCGGCCGGAACCCGCCAAGGTTGAGGTGTTGAACGACATCAACGGCGACCTGGTGAACCTGTATCGCGTGGTGCAGCACCACTTGGAAGAGTTCGTGCGTCAGTTCAAATGGGCGCTGTCCAGCCGGCAGATGTTCAAGTGGCAGAAGGAAACGCGGCCCGAAACGCTGACTGATATTCAGCGGGCGGCACGCTTCTACTACCTTCAGCAAAACGCTTTCGGCGGAAAGATCGATGGCCAGAACTTCGGCACGGCTACGACCTCACCGCCTGGACTGAACCTCCTGCGGCTTGAGGAAACGCTATCGGCGGCACATCTGCGCTTGGCGCGCGCTTATCTGGAGCATCTGTCTTGGCGCGACTGCGTGAAGCGCTACGACCGGCCGCACACTCTGTTTTACATGGACCCGCCGTACTGGGGCACGGCTGGCTATGGCATCGAGTTCGGTCTTGACGAGTACGTGGCGATGGCCGGAGCGATGCGCACAATGAAAGGCCGCGCCCTGGTCAGCGTGAACGACAACCCGCAGATGCGTGAGGTCTTCGCTGGCTTCCCGATGCGAGTGCTGGATATCCGGTACATCGTCGCCGGGGGCGCAGGAGTGCCCCGCACGGAACTGCTGATTCAGAGCTGGCCGAAGGATACTCAGCCGTCGACCTGATCGAACTGAAGCCCAAGCGCGGCGGCGATTCGCTCCCGCGTAGCTTTACGCGGGCGGGCGTCGGTCGCCTCCATGGCTGCATAGCTGGGCTGACGAATGTCCAGGCGCGCCGCCATTTCCATCTGGGTCACGCCCAGGTACTCGCGCCAGGCGCGGATGAGGCTCCAATCGTTTTCGGTCATCAGCAAGACGACCTCATGCGGAATGCTCCCATCGGCGGGAATGCGAGTGTCGGGGCGTGCAGGGGCGACGTACGTACGGGTTAGCTCAACGTATTCAGCGTAGGGCAGCACGACGAAGGCCGGCTTGCCGTCGGCCTCCACAATGGTGGGATGCAGGTTCATGGCTGGTTCCTCTCAGTAGGTGTTGCTGTCGCGCTTCTTCACTTCTTGGATTTCTACGATGCGGATGACGGTATCAGCATCGAACAGGACTCGGTAGTTGCCAACCCGGAGGCGGTAGCCGTATTCGTGATTCGTCAGGGCCTTCACATTCTGGGCATTCGGCAGATCAGCCAGGGCGGTGACAGCGGTGGCGATGCGGTTGCGGTCTTGGCCGTCAACCTTCGCAAGTTGCTTCACCGCCTTCTTGTTCCAGTTGATCTTGAACATCCCGCTCTCCGTTTGGTATGAAAGCATTATAGCTAAAGCTATATAGTTTTGCAATGAATTTATAGGTTTTCAGCCGCTCTTTCGCTATCAAGGGTCTGCACGCTGGGCATGGCTTGCGGGGATTCGGTCATCGCCGCCGGGCGATGTGCAGTAGGTAGCACCCGGCACCCAATCAACTAGAGGCCACGTGCAATGAACATCAGAACCACGAAGCTGGATCGAGACGTTCACCAGGCGACGGTGGACCAGGATGTCGCTCTGCGCATCGTCGCGGAACGCGTGGCGGAAAAGCTCGGGCTGAGCCTTGACTCTCCCGGGGTTTCGTTCCATGCCCGCGTGGATACGTGCGACACCAGCACTGGATTTCGGAAGGACGTGTTTGTCGAGATTGTCGATGACCGCGCGGCCAAAGTGACGGCGGCATAGGAATGGCAAAGCTTAAGACACTCAAGCCCCGCATTGCGATGGCTGGATCAAGGTTGGCCGCTGCGCCTACGCCCAGCACCAAGCGCTTGGCGGGCCGCAAGCTGCAAGACCGCCGGTTACGTGTCTGGTCTGCCGATCCGCACTGCGCCCACTGCGGCGCGCTGACCGTGTACCCCGATGGGTTCGAGCTGGACCACAAGGTCAGCCTGAACGATGGCGGTGCGGATACCGACGAGAACTCGCAGGTGCTGTGCGTCTCGCGCGATGTGCACGGTCGCAAGGTCGGTTGCCACGACGCCAAGACGCGCCAGGACATGGGGTACAGGAGCCGCACGTAATGGCACAGATCACGGTCAAGCTTTCCTTTCGCGTCGCGTGGTGGGTGCGCTGGTACCTGGCGGGCGTCGCCATCGCGGCACGGCTGACTGGCGCAACCCCGGACATGACGAAGGTGGGACGGTGGATCAGGCGCGGCCTGTCCGTCCACGCCAGCAGGACGCCGTAGAGCGCCGCGGCATAGAGGCTGGGTCTGCGGTTCGCCCGGCTATCGTCGCGCCCTGCAGGGCCTCTGCGCGGCTCCCTGCGCCATCGGCAGAGGGGAGGCGGACGGCGGTCAGGCGGCAGGCAGGGGGGGGCGTGTCGAAAGTCTAGGGTGGCTCGACACTGGAAACCACCTGTTCCCTCACGCACAGAAAATTTCCCCGTTTCGGAAAATTGTTAACCCAATCTTGTTAACCAAAACCTATGGCATTAACCGACAAAAAGCGCCGATTCGTCGATGCGCTGCTGTCGGGTCTAACCGGTGCGAAAGCCGCTATCCATGCGGGCTACAGCGAAAACGGGGCGGCCCAAGCAGCCGCCCGACTGATGCGTGACAAGCATGTTCTGGCCGCCGTGGGGCGCATTGCCCAGGTTAACAAATCAGTTAACAAAAATCGGATTAACAAAAAGGCCGAATCACCGAATCCCAAGGAGCCGGATTCTCCGGCAAGCGGACCGCAAGCCACAGCCGCCGACACTGATCTCATCGACGGAATCGGCCTGAAAGCTCTCGGGCTTACCTCAGATCCGCGGGCTGTTCTCGTGGCGATCATGAACGACGCGGGGGAAGAGCCGAAACTTCGGCTGGAGGCCGCCAAAGCGCTCATGCCGTTCACGCACGGGAAAATTGCGGAACAGGGCAAGAAGGGCGCGAAGCAGGAGGCGGCAAACAAGGCTGCTACCGGTGGGCGATTCGCGCCGCCACCGCCTCCCACGCATCTACGCGTTGTCGGGAAGGGGTAAACCATGGCCTGGACAACCGCGTGCCCTGATTGGGCGGCACGCCTGCGCGCGCGACAGTCGATCATTCCGCCGCCGATCTACCCAGACCAGGCCGAATATGCGCTCGGCATCTTCAAGCAGCTCAAGGTCGTAGATCTGGCGCAGGTCTACGACGAGGCCATCGGGGCGTACCGACACCAGACCTTCGGGGAGTGCTCCGAAGAATGGGTATTCGACTTTGTGCGGGCGATCTTCGGCGGATATGACGCCGCCACCGGCAAGCAACGGATCCGGGAATATGGCCTGTTGATCAGCAAGAAGAACACGAAATCGACTATCGCCGCCGGCATCATGCTGACGGCGGTAATCATCTGCTGGCGCCAGGAAGAGGAACACTTGATCCTGGCCCCGACCAAGGAAGTCGCAGACAACAGCTTCAAGCCAGCAGCCGCGATGATTCGGGCGGACGAGGAACTGTCCGACATGTTCCACGTTCAGGACCACATCCGCACCATCACTCACCGGACGACGCGCAATAGCCTCAAGGTGGTGGCCGCCGACACCGATACGGTATCGGGCAAGAAGTCCGGCCGCATCTTGGTCGATGAATTGTGGCTATTCGGCAAGCGCGCTAACGCGGTGGCGATGTTCCTGGAGGCGCTCGGCGGCCAAATATCGCGTGATGAAGGCTGGGTAATCTACCTGACCACACAGAGCGACGATCCGCCGGCGGGGGTCTTCAAAGAAAAGCTCGCCTACTGGCGCGACGTGCGAGACGGGCGGGTGGTCGATCCGAAGACGCTGGGCATCCTGTACGAGTTTCCGGAAGAAATGGTCGAGGCAAAAGCCTATCTCGACCCGGCCAACTTCTACATCACCAATCCGAACCTCGGCCGCTCGGTCAGCGCCGAATGGTTGGGGGATCAGCTCAAGCTATTGCAGGCAAGAACGGACGGAGCATTCCAACAATTCCTTGCCAAGCATCTGAATATCGAGATTGGGCTGAACCTGCGTTCTGACCGCTGGGCGGGTGCTGATCACTGGCTAAAGCGGGGGAAGCGCGTACTGACACTTCGCGCGCTGATGGAGCGTTCCGAAGTTGTCACGGCCGGTATCGACGGCGGCGGCCTGGATGACCTGCTGGGCCTGGCATTTCTAGGGCGCGAGCGTGGGACGGGAAACTGGCTGCATTGGGCGCGAGCCTGGGCACACCCGTCTGTTCTGGAGCGCCGCAAAGAGATTGAGGCCAGGTTGCGCGATTTCGAACGGGCTGGCGAGTTGGTCATAGTCAAGCAGATCGGCGATGACACCGCAGAACTGGCGGCTCTCATCCGCCAGGTGTATGACGCGGGTTTGTTCCCCGATAAATGTGGAATCGGTGCCGACCAAAACGGCGTGACCTTCAATGACGCGCTGGTAGAGGCTGAAATCCCCGAGGAATTGATCGTCGGTGTGTCGCAGGGCTGGAAGCTGGGCGGCATCATCAAGACAGTGGAGCGCAAGCTTGCCGAAGGCACCTTCGTACATGGCGATCAGGCTCTGATGGCTTGGGCTGTGGGCAATGCCCGTATAGAACTGCGCGCCAACGGCATCTTGATTACCAAGCAGGCCAGCGGCACCGCAAAGATTGATCCCTTGATGGCGACATTCGATGCAGCGCAATTGATGGTCCTTAATCCCGAGGCCTCCGGCCGGTCGGTATACGAGTCCCGCGGGATTCGATTTATCTGAGAGAACCCATGAAATTACTGGACCGCTTTCTGGGCGGCTCGGCGGACGAGTCGGCGCCTGAAGCCGGCCCACGGCTGGAGCCCACCATTGCGCTAGAAAGCGCGCAGGCGTCGGCGCAGCCCCGGGGGCAGGCGTTCCGAGGCTTGGATGATCCAGCGCTGCTGGAGTACATCCGCAGCGGCGACTACAACAGCCGGGTGGAGTCGCTACGGAACATGGCCGCGTTGCGGTGCGTGTCGCTGATTGCCACTTCGCTTGGCATGCTGCCGCTCAACCTGATTCGAAATGACGCGTCCAAGGCACCAGCGAAAGACCACCCGGGCTATCGGCTGATGAAGCTGAAGCCGAATGGGTGGCAAACGCCCTTCGAATTCAAAAGCATGATGCAGCTGCATGTCCTGCAGCAAGGCAATGCCTACGCCAGGGTTATCTGGTCAGCTGGCAGGCCGATCGCCCTAGTGCCAATGGCGCTCGGTTCCGTCAAGGCCGAGCTTGTGGGCTGGGAGATGCGTTACACGTACACCCGGCCGGATGGACAGCAGGTAAAGCTATCGCAGAAGGAGGTGTTCCACCTGCGGGACATAACCGTAGATGGGGTGGAAGGGCTGGGCCGTATGAAGCTCGCGCGCGATGCCATCTCACTGGCGCGAGACGCCGAGCGCGCCGCTGGGCGCGTATTTCGGACGGGCAACCTGGCGGGCGGCGCCGTGGAGGTGCCGAAGGCGCTATCGGACACGGCCTACGGGCGGATGCGCAATTCCCTGGACACCGATTTTGCGGGCGCGGAGAACGCTGAGCGCTGGATGTTGTTGGAAGAGGGCGCCAAGGCAAACAAGTTCAAGGTGACCGCAGCCGAAGCGCAGCACATCGAGAACCGCAACGCCCAGATTGAAGAGGTAGCGCGCGCCTTCGGCGTGCCGCGGCCCCTCTTGATGATGGACGACACCAGTTGGGGGTCGGGCATCGAGCAGTTGGGAATCTTCTTCGTGCAGTACGGGCTGCAGTTCTGGTTCACGGCGTGGGAACAGGCGGCGATGCGCACCTTTCTGACTGACGAGGAACTGGACCAGCTGGCCTACAAGGTCAACGAGCGGGCTCTGATGCGCGGCACGTTGAAGGACCAGGCGGACTACTTCGCCAAAGCGTCCGGCGCGGGTGGTCATGCCCCGTGGATGTGGCAGAACGAGATCCGCGACCTGTCGGACCTACCGGCGAGCGATGACCCGCAGGCAAACAAGCTACGCGATCCCATTACCCAAAAAGGAAAATCCAATGAGCCTGCTGCAACTGCCTGAGATCAAGGCGGACGCCCGTCTGGGTGCCGCCGACTTCGATCTGCGCCCGGACGCGCTGGAGCGGTGGGCGCCCCACGTGCGCGCCGCCGGCACGGACGAAGACGCCACCATTTCCATCTACGACGCCATCGGGGAAACCTGGGATGGCAGCGGCGTAACGGTCAAGCGTATTCAGGCCGCGCTGCGTTCTGTCGGGGCCCGTGACGTGACGGTGAACGTGAATTCACCCGGCGGCAATTTCTTCGAAGGGGTCGCGATCTACAACGCGCTGCGCGAGCACAAGGCCAAGGTCACCGTCAAGGTGTTGGGCTTGGCTGCGTCAGCGGCGTCGGTAATTGCGATGGCGGGCGACGAAATCCTGATGGGTCAGGGATCGTTCCTGATGATCCATAACGCCTGGGCAGTAGCTATCGGGAACCGCCACGACCTGATCGACGCAGCCGCGAAGTTGGAGCCGTTTGACGAGGCGATGGCACAGGTTTATGCGGCTCGAACGGGCATGACGCCGAAACAGGCCGCAGCCCTCATGGACAAAGAAACCTGGATCGGCGCGGATCAGGCAGTCGAGGATGGCTTCGCCTCCGGGCTCCTGGATGGCACCGCAGTCACCGAGCAGCCGCAATCGAGCGGCGAACGGCGGGCCCTGGCCCAGGTGGAGGCGGCCATGGCTCGCGCCGGATATAGCCGCTCGTCTCGCCGCGACACCTTCAAGGCACTTTTCTCCGGCAAGCCGAGCGCTGCCACAACCACCACGCCGTGCGCTGGTGACGACGTAGCAGCCCTGCTGCAAACCACACTTACAACCCTGCGAGGTTAAACATGAAGCAACAATCGAATGCCCGCGTCCCCCGCGGGCTGGTTTCCGTACGCGCCGACGCCGGCAGCCCGGGCGAGGTGAAGGCCCTCATCGAACAGCTGAACCAAGCGTTCGCCACGTTCAAGGACGAACACTCCAAGCAGCTGGATGAGGTCAAGAAGGGTACGCATGACGCACTCCAGGCCCTCAAGGTCGAAAAGATCAACGCGGACATCTCCCGGCTTCAATCGGCCATCGACGACGCCAACATGAAGATTGCGTCGGCGCAGATGGGCGACGGCACCGGCCATCGCCTGCAGGACTCGGAATACAGCAACGCCTTCAACGCGCACTTCAAAAAAGGCGACGTGCAGGCCGCGCTGAACAAGGGCGCCGCAGATGAAGGTGGCTATCTGGCCCCCGTGGAGTGGGATCGCACCATCACCGACAAATTGGTGCTGGTGTCGCCGATGCGCCAGTTGGCGCACGTTCAGCCGGTGTCCGGGGCGGGCCATTCCAAGCTGTTTAACATGGGCGGCACCGCGTCTGGCTGGGTTGGTGAAACCACGGCACGGCCGCAAACTGGGGCGGGTACGTTCGCATCGCTGGGCTTCGGCTGGGGCGAAATCTACGCAAACCCCGCCGCGACGCAGCAGATCCTGGACGATGCGGCGATCAATCTGGAATCGTGGTTGGCAGGCGAAGTCGAAACCGAGTTTGCCAAGCAAGAAGGCTTGGCATTTGTGTCGGGTGATGGGACCAACAAGCCCTTCGGCATCCTGACCTATGTGACTGGCGGCGCGAACGCCGCGAAGCATCCGTTCGGCGCCATCAAGGCCGTTAACAGCGGGGCGGCGGCGGCGATCACCTCTGATGGTTTGATCGACCTGATCTACGACCTGCCGTCGGCCTTCACTGGCAATGCGCGGTTCAGTATGAACCGCAAGACGCAGGGAACCATCCGTAAGCTCAAGGACGGGCAGGGCAATTACTTGTGGCAGCCGTCGTATGTCGCCGGCCAGCCGGCAACGCTGAGCGGTTTCCCGATCACCGAGGTCCCGGATATGCCGGACGTTGCTGCCAACGCCATTTCAGTGTTGTTTGGCGACTTCAAGCGCACCTACACGGTCTATGACCGCGTGGGAGTGCGGGTGCTGCGGGATCCCTACACGGCGAAGCCGTATGTGCTGTTCTACACGACGAAGCGTGTGGGGGGCGGCGTCCACAACCCCGAGCCGATGCGCGCGATGAAGATCGCCGCGGCCTAAACACCCCAAGGGAGGGCGGCAGCTTGACGCCCTCCCGTATGTGAGGAGATTTACATGCCGAAGCTGATCAAGGCATTCCGTGGTGTCCCGAAGGGCGCCATTTACCCCGTGGCCTATGAGGCGGGCCAAGATTGCCCGCCTGAACTGGAGGCCGGTGCGCGTGAGTTGGGCGCGCTGGAGGGGGCTGAGGAAGAGTCCGACGAAAAGAAAGACCTGATGGCCCAACTGGATGCGGCGCAAATCAAGTATGACAAGCGTTGGGGGCTGGACAAGCTGCGAGCCGCGCTCGCAGAAGGCCAGAAGGACTGATCATGCCGCTGCTGACGCCTGAAGAGTGCATTGCTCATTGCAACGCCGATCCTGCGGACGCGTCTTTGCTGACCGACTTGCTCGCCGCTGCCGAAAGCGCGGTGGCAGGCCATCTCAATCGCGCATTCTTTTCGGCGCAAGCCGACCTCATCGCCGCGCAGGACGCGCTGCCGCAGGCTGCCGGCGACGCTCAGGACGCATATGAGGCTGCGATGGCCGCTGCGGCGGAGCTTCTCAACCCGGCTGCGCGCCAAATGGCAACCGCACTTGCGACGGAGCGGTTGAAAGAAGCGAAGATCGGCTTTCAGCGCGTGCTGTTCGGCATGGTGGCGACACCTCGTGTCAGGGCCGCGGTGCGATTGACGCTCGGCAATCTGTATGCCAACCGCGAAGAGGTGGTTGTCGGTGCGAGCGCGGCTCGGCTTCCCCAAGGGGTGCCGGAACTCCTGCGCGCTGACAGGCGGGAGATGATGCCATGAGGGCTGGGACGCTGCGTACCTGGATTCGGATCGAAAGGCGGGAAGATGGGCAAGACGACGCGGGGCAGCCGAATGGATCCTGGGTGGAAGTTGCAACAGTACCGGCAGATCCTCGCGGTCAGACCGGTATGGGTGCCATTACCCGCAATCAGGAAAACATTGGCGCGTCTATCAACGCATACAGTTTCCGGATCCGGTTCCGCCGCGGCATCGACCAGGGGATGCGCGTCCTGGAGCTTTACGACGGGCAGCCGGTGGGCGAACCCTTTGACATCAAGAACGTGCGGATGGACCTTGCCCGACGGCAGTGGACGGACTTGATCTGCGAGCAGGGGGGCAGCGATGGCTAGGGGGCTTCAGGCAAGTTTCGACACATCGGGCTGGGCGGTGGGCTTGGATCGGTTGCTGGGACCCGCACGGGTCAGCTTGGCGCGCTCCATGGCCGTTGCTGGCGGCGAGGTGCTGCGGGATGAGGCCAAGGCGCGGGTGAATACGCACAACGGTGTTTTGGGCGCCGCCATCTACCTTGCTTTCCGGGAACGGTACTCGACGGATCAAGAAGTCCAGTACGCCGTCACCTGGAACAAGCGTAAGGCGCCTCACGGCCACCTGGTGGAGTTCGGGCACTGGCAGATCTATCCGGTGATCAAGAAGGCCGACGGAAGCTATGTGACCGACAAGCGCCGCAAGCTTGCGTCACCGAAATGGGTGCCCGCCTATCCGTTCTTGCGGCCGGCGTATGAGGCGGCTGCGGCCCGCGCCCAGACTGCAATGATTCAGCGGGGTCGACAACGGTTGCCTGAGCTTTTGGCAGGACAGGAGGTGCGCGATGTCACTTGAAGCGCAATTGCTCGCAGTGCTCGGGCCGTTGGTCGGCGGGCGTGCCTATCCAGATGTCACCCCGGACAAGCCTGTGTTTCCGTTGATCGTTTACCAAGGCGCGGGCGGGCAAGAACAGTGGTATGTGGAGCGCAAACGCCGCGAGAAGCAGCATCAGCGCGTGCAGGTATTCGTATGGGCCGCGACGCGGGCGCAGGCAAGTGGAATCGCGTACCAGATCGGCACCGCCTTGTGTGAAAGCGACTTTCCTGCTGTTGAGCCGTATGGCTCGCCCACCAGCCTCTACCAAGAGGCAATCAAGAAGTACGGCACCCGCCAGGACTTCGGTATCTGGTTTCTTCACTCCTGACCTTTCCCCCCGCTTCTACATCGAACCCGGCCACGCGGCGGGTTTTTTCATTTGAGGAACACAAATGTCTTCCATCTTCATCAACGGCACGCGGTATTCCATCTCGACGGCGCTTGCCGCGGCCGCCGCCATCTCGGCCATCTCCAATGCGAATCCGGCTGTTGCCTCCGCGGTCGCCCCGCCGGAAGACGGCTCCATCCTGGTTCTGAAATCGGCGTGGACCAATCTGAGCGAGACCGTGGCGCGCAGCGCCAATGCAGACACCGACAGCTTCGAGCTGGAAGGCGTGGACACCACGAGCACCGTCCTGTTCCCAGCAGGCGGGGGCGCTGGCTCCTATCAGAAAGTCAGTTCCTGGGTAGATCTGGACCAGGTGCGCGACGTGGTGATGGCCGGCGGCGATCAGCAGTTCTTCAACTATCAGTACGTCGAAGATCCGACCAGCCGCCAGCGCCAGAAGCCGACCTTCAAGAACGCGATGACTATGACGGTCTCGCTGGACTACGACCCGGACAAGCCTTGGTATGCGGCGCTGATCGAGGCTGACCGCCTGCGCGAGCCCGTCGTCGTGCGCGGGGTGCTGCCCAACGGCTCGACGCTCTTCTACTACGCCTATCCCTCGTTCAACAAGGTCCCCGTCGGCCAAGTGAACGAGAACCTTCAGAACACGGCGGTTTTCTCTCTCATCGCCGATCCCATCCGCTACGAGGCCGCGTAATGACGTTCAAGATCAAATCCGACCCCACCATCAACGCCAGCATCACCATCATCGGCCAGGGGCGCGAGCAGCAACTGAACGTCACGTACCGCCACAAGACCGGCAAAGAGTACGACGCGTTGATGAAGCAGCTGGCCGCCGGCGAGATCTCGACCGCCGACCTGCTGCTCCTGCTGATCGAGAACTGGGACGCGGACATGCCCGTAAGCAAGGAGTCGGTCGACTTGCTCTGCGAGCACCAGCCCGGCGCCGACCTCGCGATCGCGAGCGCCTTCAACGACGCAATCCGGGTTGAGCGCAAAAAAAACTGACTGAGGCTGTGGCGGCCTTCCTTTGGGAGCCGCCATCAGCCGCAACGTTAGCGAAGGCGGGGTTACGGCTCACCGACTTTCCCCGGCCTCGCGCAGAACTATGGCCGGAGCATGTGCCGGCGTTCAACCTGTTCACGCGCAACTACACGCAGTGGCGCGTGGGGGCGGGAGGGCCGATAGGGCTGGATTACGGGGTCCTGTATCACGATCTGGACCGTCAAGAGCTTCCCAGGGCGGAGCAGCAGGAAATCATGGACGTTCTTCGGATCATCGAGCGGGCGGCCCTGGAAATCTTCCATAAGAGTTGAACATGGCACAGGAAAGCATTGGCACCGCGCGGCTAGATATCGTCGTCGATACCTCGCAATTCGACGCTGCGATCGCTTCGGCCAAGCGCGGAACCAGCGACATGTCTCAGTCCGCGCAGGCGGACTATACGAAGCTGGCAACCGCTGAGCGCCGTCGCGTTGACGCCCTGGTGAACCAGGCCAACACCATCGGCATGACGCGGAAGGAGCAGATCCTTTACAACGCCGCCCTGCGAGGTGTGCCGACTTCGATCTTGGACGAGCTTAAGACCAAGCTGTCGGCGACGGGGACCGCCGCAGTCGGCGCCACCAAGCAGTTGAATCAGTACGGGGTGAGCGCCGCACAGCAGGCTGCAGCGCTTCGCGGCGTTCCTGCGCAGATCACCGACATTGTGGTTTCGTTACAGGGCGGTCAGCAGCCCCTCACGGTGTTGCTGCAGCAGGGCGGCCAGTTGAAGGACATGTTTGGCGGCATCGTGCCGGCGGCGCGGGCTCTCGGCAGCACGATCCTGGGACTGGTGAATCCCTGGACGGTCGCCGCAGCAGCGGTCGCCGTCTTCTCAACTGCGCTCGTGTCGGGCAAAGGCGAGCTGCCGGAGTTCACCAAGACGCTGATTCTGAGCGGTAACGCAGCCGGGCAGACTGCCGCAGGTATGTCCAACCTGGCCACGCGCATCGCGGACGTGGCGGGGTCTCGCGGGAAGGCCGTTGATGCGCTCAACCAGATCGCGGCTTCGGGCAAGATTGCGGGGCAGAACTTCGCGGTGGTTGGAGAAGCGGCGGTTGCAGCGAACCGCGCCACCGGAAAGGCTATTGCCGACACCGTGCAGGAGTTCGAAACGCTCCGCGGCAAGCCGGCGGAGGCAATCGCCGCACTGAACGAGCAGCAGCATTTTCTGACGCTGGAGGTCTATCAGCAGATCGCCAGCCTGGAGCGCCAAGGACGTACTCAGGAAGCTGCCGCGCTGGCGCAGCGGACCTATGCGGACGCCGTTAAGCAGCAGGCCGAGGAAGTACGGCAGAGCCTTGGCACGCTTGAAACGGCGTGGAACGCAGTCACGCAGGGGGCCAGCAGCGCGTGGGAGGCCATGAAGAGTTTCGGCCGGGCGCCGACCTTCGACCAGATCACGGCACAGCTCAGGACCGTCAACGCGGAGCTGAAGCAGCTTCGCGATAACGCGGCTCCTCAAGACGACGAAACCAAGGCATTCGTTGGAGATGGCGGACGTGCGGCGCGGCGTCGGGCGAAACCGCTCGAGCGGGACCAAAATCGACTGATCGCAGAGGCTGCAGCGCTTCAGGATCAGGCCGACCAGGCCGCAGTTGTGGGCTGGCAGAAGCGCCAGGAAGCGGAAAAAATCGCAGCTGAGGCCCGCCTCTCATCCCTCGCCAAGGAAACCGAGACAAATCGGCAGAAACGCGAGCGCGAGATCGCCCAGGTCAAGAAGGATGCCGAGATCACAGGGGCGACTCTCGAGACGCAAAAGAAGCTGATCGACCAGATCAACGAGAAGTACAAGGACCCTGCGGTAAAGGCGTACACGGAAGACGCCGCTACTAAGCTCTTGCAGCAATACCGTGAGGCGGGTGCCTCCCTTCAGGCCCAGATCAGCAGCGAAAGCAGGCTGGCCACCTGGGGGCAAAAGCGTGCCGAGTTCGAGCAGCAGATTGCGGACCTGAAGGACAAGAAGGTCCTGACGGCGGATCAAAAAAGCCTGCTCGCCCAGCGAGACCTGCTGCGCCGCCAGCTTGATCTGAATGTTGCCGCAGAGAAGGAGCTACGCACCAAGCAGGAGACTGCCAAAGTCGAAGCCCTGCGCGCCAGCCTGGCCGCGACCCGAGACCTGGAGCAGCAGCAGTATGCGGACCAGGTGACCGGGGTGGGGCTGGGTGACCGCGCGCAAGAGGAGCTTCGCGCGCGTCAGGCGATATTGCGCGACTACCAGCGCCAGCAGGCACAGTTTGACCGCTCGATGGCGTCTGGGCAGATGCTGCAGGAGACCTACCAGAGCCAGACTGCTCTCCTGCAGGAACACCTGGATCTGCGTCTGTCGATGCAGCAGCAGTACTTCGACCAGGTCCGCGAAGCGCAGGGCAACTGGAAGAACGGGGCAACCTCGGCGCTGGCCAACTATCTGGACTCCGCCGCGAACGTAGCCGGGCAGACGAAGACGTTGTTTTCGAATGCCTTCCAGGGGATGGAAGATGCGATCGTGCGATTCGCCACGACCGGCAAGCTTTCTTTCAAGGACTTCGCCACGTCGGTCATCGCTGATATGGCGCGGATTGCGGCGCGCCAAGCCGCCGCCGGGCTTTTGGGCAGCATCTTTACCACTGTTGCCGGCGCTGCAATCGGTGGTATTACCGCGGGGGCAGGATATCAAGGCTCCGGCATGGCCGCCGTGGGCAGTACCGATGGCATGACGGGAAACTGGGGCGCTGTCGCCGGGGCTAGAGCTTCCGGCGGCCCCACTGCCGCCAACTCGCTTTATCGCGTCAACGAGCTGGGTCCAGAGCTGTACTCGGAAGGCGGGGAAACCTACCTGATGAGCGGTGCAAACGGTGGCTTCGTCACCCCGCTGAAGCAGGCGGCTGCAGGTTCCAGTGGCGGAAGTGTCGTCAACGTCCAGGTCAATGTGAGCTCCGACGGAAACGTCAGTTCGTCGGCTTCGTCCGATCAGTACCGATCGTTCGGCGACGATCTGGGCAGGTTCGTGGATGAGCGGATTCAGCAGTTCCAGGTGCAGAGCTACCGCCCCGGGGGCTTGGCCTGGCGCCAACAAAACGGAGGGCTATCTTGACCAGGGAAACATTCTCGTGGCGGCCGATCAACTCGCCGCAGGGCGAGATCAAGTTCCGGCGCACCGTGGCCCAGTTTGGTGACGGATACAGGCAGGCGGTCGGCGATGGCATCAACAACAAGATGCAATCCTGGCCCCTGCAGTTCCAGGGCAGCGCGGCGGAGCTGGCGCCGATGTTGGACTTCTTGGACCGTCACGCTGGCGTTATGGCGTTCTATTGGACCCCGCCACTCGGCGTCCAAGGTGTGTACGAGGCGGTCGGCTACAACCCGGTTCCGGTGGGTGGTGGTGTTTACACCGTTTCCGTCACGTTTCAACAGATCGGCGCAGTGTGAGGTGAGGTTATGTCAGTTCCAGTCGAAGTACAGAAGCTGGATGCCGGAAACCTGTTTGTGGGTTTCGAGATCGACTGCACCGGCATCGGTGGCAGCACTGAGCGCTACCACAATCACCGAGACGGGCCTATCGTCTGGCAGGGAAAGACGTACCTCCCGTGGGCAATCGAGGGTCGAAATTTCGAGCGAACCGGCAATGGAGAGCAGCCCCTCCCCGAGGTGTCTGTGGGCAACATCGGACAGGACGACGACGGGAACCCGATACCGGGAGTCGTCACGGCGCTCTGTCTCGCGCTCGACGACCTGGTCGGTGCGAAGCTGATCCGCCGGCGCACGTTCACCAAGTATTTGGACGCGGAGAATTTCGAGGGGGGAAACCCGAGCGCGGATCCTACGGCGCATCTGCCGGACGAGGTATGGACCGTCTCCCAGAAACGGCTGGAGACCAAGCAGGCCGTGACGTTCGTGCTGACCTCTCCATTTCAGTTCGAGGGCGTTCAGTTGCCGCGACGGCAGATCATCGCAGGCAAGTGCGGCTGGCTCGTCATCGACGGGCCTGAGGGAGGTTACCGCGGCGCCTATTGCGGATACACCGGCAGCGCGATGTTCGATCGTGATGGAAACCCAGTTTCTGACCCGTCGCTCGACAAATGCGGTGGGCGTGTCTCCGACTGCAAGCGACGTTTCGGGGAGTGGCAACCCCTTTCTTTTGGCGGCTTTCCGAGCGCCGATAGGATTCGATGATGCGCGCAGCGATCAGAAGGAAAATCGAAGCGCATGCCTTGCGCGATTACCCGCGCGAGGCGTGCGGATTGCTGGTCGCCGATGGCGCCAAACAGCGGTTCATTGCCTGCAGGAACATAGCCGAGGATGGGCAAGACTTCATCATCTCGGCTGAGGATTACGCAGCGGCAGAGGACCAGGGCCAGGTCATCGCCGTTGTTCATTCGCACATCGACAGGGACGCGACCCCGACTGAAGTCGATTTGGTCAGTTGCGAGGCGACGGGGCTGCCGTGGCACATCGTCAGCGTGAAGAAGAACGCGGGCGATGAAGCGCCGGCGATCGCGCACTGGCAGTCGTTCGCGCCGAGCGGATACGTGGCGCCATTGGTGGGGCGGAATTTCCATCATGGATCTCTGGATTGTTACGGGCTGATCCGAGACTTCTATCAGCGCGAGATGGGCATTACGTTGCCTGACTTCGTTCGCCCAGATCGCTGGTGGGAAAAACCGGAGTGCGGCGAAATCTACCTGGACAACTTCCAAGCAGCCGGGTTCGTTCAAGTCAGTGACGGGCCCCGGTATGGCGATGTCTTGCTGATGCAATACCGCAGCGATCGCACAAACCACGGAGGCGTGTTTCTTGGCGACGCCGATCTTAAGTCGCAGCCGGGCTTGCACCGCGTGCCGGGCGCGATGCTGCATCACGCCATGCCGCGGCTGTCGGAGAGGGTGGTGTACGGCGGATATTGGGCCGACATAACCCGAATGATAGTGAGGTATGCGAGATGACTGCAGCAACGATGGGACAGCCCGCTTCGGCGGGCTTTTTTGCGCCCGATCGAGTGCGGACGATCCGTCTGTACGGCTGGCTGGGCGCAAAATTCGGCCGGGTCCATCGGTTCGTGTGCAACGACACTGCAGGCGCTATCCGCGCGCTGTGCCAGATGGTCCCGGGATTTCAGGCCGCCCTCTACGACAGCAAGGACCGGGGTATCGGATATGCCTGCTTCATTGGCAAGGAGAACATTGCCGAGGGCGGGCTGAGCTTTCCTGTTGGACATGATGACATCCGCATCGCTCCAGTGATCCAGGGGTCCGGTCGTGGGGGCGCATTCCAGATCATTCTGGGCGCCGTCCTGGTGGCGGCGGCATTCTTCACCGGGGGCGCGTCAATTGCCGCTGGCGGCGCGATTGCCTTCTCCAGCGTGGCGGGGCAGATGGCCTTCATGCTGGGCGTGGGGATGATCCTGGGCGGCGTGTCACAGCTTCTGACGAAGCAGCAGGGCGGATTGTCGAGCGTTGACAGCCCGGATAACGGCGCCTCCTACAACTTCAATGGGCCCGTCAACGTCACGGCGCAAGGAAACCCGGTTCCGGTCTTCTACGGCGAGATGACCATCGGGTCCGTGACGGTGTCCGGCGATATGTATTCGGAGGATCAGCAATGACGGTTGAGCTGCTTGAGCGCAAAGGCGGGATGCGCATCGTGGGCTCGGGGGGCGGCGGGAAGGGGGGCGGCAGCGCTCGAACTCCCGTTGAGCAGCCCGACAGCCTGCATAGCACCGCCTACGCCGTTCTGCTGGACGTGATCAGCAACGGCGAGGTGTTTGGGCCGGTCCACCCGGGAGAGCCACTGCGGTGCATCTATTTGGATGGAACGCCTATCCAGAACGAGAACGGCACGCTCAACATTCCCAATGTGCAGGTCGAGATTCGCTACGGCACGCAGGACCAGGAGCACATTGCCGGCTTCCCCGCGTCGGCAGACGTGACCGCGGTGGGCGCGGATGTGAAGACCACACAGCCGTGGACGCAGCTCATCACCAACCCCGAGCTGTCGGCGGTGCGCGTGACCCTGCAATGGCCACAGCTCATGAAGGCGATCGAGTCTGGCAAGAACGTTGGCGATCGAGTCGGCTACGTCATCGAGTACGCAATCGACCTCGCTGTCGGCAGCGGCGCCTTCGAAAACGTTCTGACCACCACCGTCGATGGGAAGTCGGTGGGCGGGTATAGCCGAACGCACCGGGTCGAGCTGCCGGCCACGAACGCCGGTTGGACAATTCGCGTGCGCAGGTTGACGGCAGAGGCGAATAACACCGCCATTGCCGACGCCATGAAGGTGATGAGCTTTGCGGAGGTGATTGACGGCAAGTTCCGATATCCCATGACCGCGCTTGTCGGCATCAAGATCGATGCCGCGCATTACCAGAGCATCCCGACCCGGGCGTATCGCTGGAAGGGTCAGATCATTCGTGTCCCGAGCAACTACGACCCGGAGACTCGCGCCTATACGGGGGTGTGGGATGGATCGTTCAAGCGCGCCTGGACTGACAACCCGGCGTGGATTTTTTACGATCTTGTCACGAGCAAGCTGTACGGACTTGGCGACCGGATCGACGCGTCGATGATCGACCGCTACGCCCTGTACCAGATCGGAGCATATTGCGACCAGTTGGTGTCCGATGGACAGGGCGGGCAGGAGCCTCGCTTCACGTGCAACTGCTACATCCAGGGCCGGGCCGATGCTCTCAAGGTCATCAACGATCTGGCGAGCGTCTTTCGTGGCATGGCGTATTGGGCGAATGGCCAGGTTCTGGCCGTGGCAGATGCGCCCGGCGATCCGGTCTACACCTACCCGAATGGCAAGGTGCTTAATTCCGAATTCAATTACACGGGGGCCGACATCTCGACCCGCAACACCGTGGCGTTGGTGTCCTGGAACGATCCGAGCGACTTCTACCGTGCCAAGGTCGAGGTGGTGAATGACGATGACGGGATTTTCCGATTCGGTATTCGCAAAACCGAAGTCACGGCCTTCGGGTGTACGTCCCGAGGCCAGGCCCAGCGCGTGGGGCTGTATCAGCTCTACACGTCGCGCTTGGAGACCGGCGGGGTGTCGTTCTCCGTGGGCCTCGAGGGCGTGATTCCCCAGCCGGGGAGCATCATTCAGATCGCTGATCAGAACAGGGCCGGGCGTCCGATCGGCGGCTTGGTGCGGCAAGCCTCGGCCTCGACGGTGACGCTGGATCGAGATCACCCGATCCAGCCCGGCAACACTCTGACCGTGATTTTGCCGAGCGGCCAGGCAGAGCGGCGCCGGGTGGCGCTGGTATCCGACCGGGTGGTCACTGTCAGCCCAGCTTTTTCGGCGGCACCGGTTGCGGACGCCAGTTGGTCCGTGGACGCGGATGATCTCGTCGCTCAGTATGTGCGGGTCATTTCGGTGAAGGAACGGAACGAGGGCACGATCTTTGACGTGTCCGGGGTGTTTCATCACCCGGGAAAGTTCGCCGCCATTGACAACGGCGCACGGCTGGACCCGCTGCCCGTCAGCGTGGTACCGCCACGGTCCCAGCTTGCGCCCGACAACGTCATGATCGCCGAGTTCGCGACGTTTCACCAAGGCATCACGCGGCACAATGCCGAGATCACCTGGGAGGCAGCCGAGAACGCGGTGTCCTATGACGTGCAGTGGCGCCGCGACAGTGGTGACTGGGTGCAGATGCCGCGCACGGGAACCTTGCTCGCGGAAGTCCTGAATATCTACTCCGGGGATTATGTGGTGCGAGTCCGCGCCATCAACGGGTTGGATGTTCCGTCGCTGTGGGCCTATTCGCCCTTGACGACGCTGTCCGGCGTAATCGGCAGTCCGCCGGTTGTCACGTCGCTCGTCACGACTGGCGAGATTATGGCGATCCGCTTGAACTGGTCCTACCCGGACACGCCAAACATCCTTGAGAAGGCGGAGATCCGCGCGAGCCTGACGAACAACTTCTTTGACAGCTATGTGGTTACCCAGGTGTCCTATCCGGATACCTCTTACACGCTGTACGGCCTGGGATACTCCACCGAGATGTGGTTCTGGATCCGGCTGATCGACAAGAACGGCACGGCCGGACAGTGGTATCCGGCTTCGTCCGGCGCCGGCGTGTTTGGGAAGCCGAACCAGGACCCCGAGACCATCTTGGACTACCTGGAAGGCCGACTCGGGGAGGGCCAATTCGCACCTGGAGTGATCAGGGAGATTCAGGCAGGCGTTACCGAGGACGTGCTGGAAAAGATCATTGGCGACCTCGCCGGTGACGACGTACTCGATCAAAAGTGGTTCGCAGGCGACGATGGCGACAGCTTCGTCGGAACGGTGACGACGACCTCTGTGATCAACGAGGGCGATTACCGCGAGGCAAAGCGTACGACCTCCCTTGCCGCGCAGACGGCGGGAAACCTGGCGATCATTCGTCAAGAGCTTCAGGTGACGGCGGATCTGACCCAGGCAACTGCCAATAGCCTGACGGTGCTGTCCGCGGCGGTGACTGGGATGGAGGCGACCGTCGAGGAAGCGGCCTCTGTTGTCGCGAGTCTGGATGGCGCGTTGTCGTCGAGCTGGCAAGTGAAAACGCAGGTTCGAACCGATGGGCGGGTCGTACAGACCGGTGTGGCGCTGGGCGCTGCGATTAACCCCGACGGCACCAGTCGTAGCGAGTTCCTTGTGATGGCCGACACGATTGCATTTCTCAATTCGATCAATGGCCAACTGCACGCCCCTTTCATCTTTGACGTAGCAAACGACACGGCGTTCTTGAACAGCCTGTTCATCAAAAACGGGACCATCACGAACGCCATGATCGGCGCCTACATTCAGTCCGACGACTACGTGGCAGGCGTGACCGGCTGGCGTCTCTCGAAGACTGGCACATTTGAACTGAACTCGCCGCTTCCTGGCGGTGGTCGCATGCGTATTACTCCGCAGCAGGTGATCGTGTACGACAACAACGGTATTGATCGCTGCACGCTGGGATGGCTTGCATAGGAGATTTTTCATGCCTTACGGCTTGCGTATCAAGGACGCCTTGGGCGCGGTGCAGGTGGAATACACCTCCACCCTGCCTCGGATCCTTGGTCAGTTTGATACGGGCGTGGCCGATGGTTCTATTTCCACACCCGGGCTGGCTGGTGGGACACCCTTTTTCCTTATTCTTAGCTCCCCAGGTGTGGCCAGTTTTCTGAATCTTCCTGTCATCGTTCCAGGCGCTTCCTCTTTCTCCTGGTACTTCGTTTCTCCGCAGGAACGCGTGTCTGCGCGTGTTGCATACGGGAGGATCGGCTAGATGGCAGACTATGGTTTGCAAGTCCGGAACGAAAGCAATCTGATCCAAATAGACAGCACATTCCAGAACCTAGCTTTTTGGACGAAAGGCGTTGCAGTGGCCAGTCAAGCCACGGGGTTTTCTTCCTGGCGCTCTGGGACAATTACTGTCCCATATACCCCGGCCAGTGCTTTCGCTTTCAGGGCAGATTTCCCCACTTTTATCTTGAATACGGTGATCTCGGGCTCCACGATGCAGGTGGATTTCCTTTCCTACATCGTCGGCGGATCCGCCGCCACCATCTACTGGTATCTTTTCGCGCCGCCCAACTTTACGGGGTTCCCTGCCGGCCAGAACTACGGGCTTCGGGTTAAGAATGCTGCCGGCGTTTCTTCGTTCGATTCCCGCAATCAATACATGAAATATCTGGCATCGCTGAGTGGCATTGACACAGATCTCCCTGTTACGCAGGATAATGCGCCGCCCCAATTCTTGAGCTACACGATGCCTGTGGGTGCGGTTCCTGCGGTCCTGCAGGGGAATTTGGCCACGAACATAGCTGAGGTTCCAACCGGGGTGAGCCTGCCCGATTTTATGTTTTTCTGGCAATCCTCTTGCGTCCGTCAGTCTGGATCTGTCATCGGCGTTGCCAGCTGCGTGCGCGTCCAAGGGCCTTACCAGCAGCCGATAAACCCGCCGCAGATGCGCAGACAGCCGTGGAATTACACGGTTATAGACGTGGGCGGACTCTAAAACACTACCGCCTGCAGGCGGTTTATTTTTGGGCACAGCAAAACATGCAACAGGAAATTCATCAGGTCCTTCTCCAGAACATGGGCAATCGCTTGACCCACGAGCTCATCAATGGGCTGACGGCCCGATTGGAGATGATCGCCAGGCAGGGCATCGCCGACGCGATCAAGGCGCAGGAGGCCGCGAGGATGCCCACGGGAGAAGGCGATGCCTGATTACTCCGACTTTCAGATCGATCTGGATACGCCGCAGGTCGGAGGAGGGCGCGGAGAGTCTCCCCGATCGGCTTTTACGAAGATCAACGGGTTGATCGATGTGCTCGCGAACGGCTTCAGCGAAATCATTTTTGCTGGAACGAATGCCAACGACGTGGTGCGCCCAGGCTTCTACGTCATCCAGTCCGATGCGAACGCCACCGCAGCGCTCAACTGGCCCATTCAATTAGCTGGCACGCTCATAGTGGAGGCTTCGAACGCGGGCAATATGCAGGTGACGCAGGCGTACACCACGCGAACAGGCCGCACATTCAGGCGCGTGCGCTTTACCTCCAGCAAGGTCTGGGAGGGATGGCAGGAGAATGCCCGAATCGCGGACCTGGGAGCCATCAATGCGCTTGGCATCGGGCAGTCTTGGCAGAACGTAGGGGCCTCTCGCGCGCCAAATACAAACTTCACGAACTCAACCAGTAAGCCCATATTAGTGATGGCTTCTGTCGCGCTGAATGCCGCGAATGGCCGCATCATCATGTACGTGGATGATCGGCTTGCGCAAGACTCTTTCAATCCTACGTCGGCCGCGAGCCTGGGCGCCCAGGTAGTTGTTCCCGCCGGTTCCACATACCGGATAGTGCCCGTGGCAAGCGCCATCTCCGCATGGTGGGAATACCGATAAATGCAAACATTCAAAGACACCGAAACCGGCCAGTATTGGCAGTTCGAGGATGATGTTTCAGTGGTCGAAGTGGACGCCGGGCTGAGGTTCGTTGCGGTTCATGGCGCTGAACTTTCCGTTCCTCAAACCCTTGTCCGGAGCACTCCGCCTCCGCCATATGTCCCTCCCGAGCCCGAGCCTTTGCCAGTGTCTCGTTGGCAAGGGCGCGAGGCCATGCGAGCTACGCCCTACGGCGACATACCGCTAGAGGAAGGTGGCATTTCGCTGTTCGAAGCCACCGAGCAACTACTTGCCCGGCCTGAGACGCCGGCGTACTACCGGACCGCTTGGGAAGAGATGCAGGTGTTCGACCCGACCAGCCCGATGCTCAGCGCGATCGCCGACACACTGGGCCTGGCTGCCGCGGACCTTCGCGCCTTGTTCCTCTTCGCCGCGACCTTGAAGGCGTGACGGGTGCAAGTGGCACCGCAGCGACCTCGATCTCAATTCATCCCGCCAAGGCGGGATTTTTTTCGTCTCAAGGAGACGCGATTGAACATCCAAGACTTTGACGCCTTTGCGGCCAAGTTCGCCGGCGTCCTGGGCGCAGCTGTGTCCATGCGCTACCTGCAAGGCAGTTGGCCGGCGCGCATCAGCATGGCCGTCAGCGGCTCGCTGGTGGCCTATTACGCTTCGCCGTACTTGTCCCTCGCGCTGGGCATTCCCGAAGGTCTGGCGGGCTTCCTGATGGGCATGTTCGGCATGGCCATCGTCTCGCGCGCGTGGGAGGCGGTTCAGTCCGCGCCCATCGCCGCGCTTTGGCAGGCAGTCATCGACCGCGTACGCGGCAAGGGGGCATGACATGGACAGCACCATCTATCTGACGCTGTGGGCAGTTCTCGCGTTCGTCTGCTGGCTGGTGGTAGCCGGGGGCGCCGGCCTGGCCGTGTTCGCCCGAGCCATCAAGGACACCACGCTTGAACGGATCGGCCTGTCGGCCATCTGCCTGACGGCTACGGGTGCCGCTTGCCGCATCTTCGTGGCGGGCTGGGCCAGCGCGGGGGACGCGGCGTTCGCGGCCTCTGCCGCCTTCTACGTGGCTGCCGTGACGGCCAAGCACATCAGGAGCCCCAAGCAATGACGCTATCCGAAATCATCGCCGCCGGCATCAACCCGGCGCTGGCGCTGCTGCCCGCCGGCATGGACACGCCCGAAGCGCGCATCATGCTGCTGGCGATCGGGCTGCAGGAATCGCGCTTCGAACATCGGCGCCAGCTCGTGGGCAACCCGCCGCGCCCGGTCGGGCCCGCGAAGAGCTTCTGGCAGGCCGAGCAGGGCGGCGGGATGGTACATGGCGTCCGGCTGCACGTCGCCACCAGCGCTGCGGCCGCGCACCTTTACCAGGCGCGGGGCGTGCCGGCTCGCGACGCCGCTATCTGGGATGCCATCGAGCACGACGACGTGCTGGCGGCTGGCCTGGCGCGCCTGCTGCTGTGGAGTGACCCCGGTCGGCTGCCTGCGGTCGGCGATAAGCAGGGGGCCTGGAATCTCTACCTGCGCACCTGGCGTCCGGGGAAACCGCATGCGGCGACGTGGCCGGCCCTTTACGCGCGGGCGGTGGCCGAGGTGACACGATGAATCCGCTCCTGCGCGCGGCGCTGCCATACCTGATCGGCGCGGCGATGCTCACTGCCGTCGTCTTCGGGGTGCGCTGGTATGGCGCCAGCCAATATCAGGCCGGCGTCGACAAGGCGAATGCGGATCACATGCTGGCCGAGCTCACTGAGTTCAAGAATCAGACCGCGCGCCTGGGCGGAATCTCCGACACCCTGGAGGGCGCCTTGGTGGCGCTGCGCGATTCCGAGCCCAAAACCATCGAAAGGTACACCCGTGTCGAAGTTCAGACCCCTTTGCCTGCTAGCTGCCGCCTTGATGCTGAGCGGCTGCAGCACATCAACGAAGCCGGCCGCCTGGCCAATACTGCCCGCCAACCTGGCCCAGCTGTGCCTGCCGGTGCCGGAGGTGACAAGCGATAGCTGGGACGACTTCGCGCGCAGTTACATGGCGCTGGCGCTCCGGTATGGGGAATGCTCGGCCCGGCATCGGGCTACTGTGGAGGCGTGGCCGAGATGAGCACGTGCAGATACACGGCACAGACCAGTACGCGCTGGATCACCCTCGTAATGAGGTCGGCGATGCGCAGGTAGGATTCGAGTCGTTTCATGGGGTCGCCTCAGAGGTAAGGACGACCTAAATACTATTGTCACGACTTGGGAAAATCCTCTTGGGGGTTTTCCGCCGCAGATGTTTGGGTCGTTATGTGGCTTTCGCCACACATCCCTCAAAACCGACGGTTTGTGCTAGACCTTCCGGCAAGTGACCGCACAACTGGCAGCGTGTCAGGCCCGGCTGCCCTAGCCGTCGTTGCTCTTTTGACGCTGCGATGGCTGATCTTCAGGCGCCAGCGAGAATCTGTATCCCTGGCGAGGCACCGCGAGGATCGGCAATTTGATCCCGTGTCGGGAAAACTTGGCCCGCATCTTCGAGATGTTCACTCGAAGCCGCAGGTTGAGCTCGTCGGGTTGGGCGTCACCGCTCCATCGGGCTAGCAACGAGTGAAATTCCCCGCTTCTGATCAAATCACCAGGTGAGGCCAGAAGCCGGGCGAAGATCATCAATTCCACGGGTGCAAGGCGAACATTCCAGCCGGACACGCTGACGCATTTCTTCTGGAAGTTGATGCTCCATCCGGCCACGGAGAGACCTTCGGTTCGACAGGACTTGCCCCACTCGGCGCTGGCGTCGAGGAGCGCGAGGAGCGGTGTCGGCTTTGGTGGCCCGCTGATTGAGCGGGATTTTTTCGCCGGGCCAGCGACGCCACTACCTGGCTTAGTTGATCTGGAGGTCATACATGACCCCTGCATCATCCATACAGGCGCCGGAGCCGATTTCGTTCCGGGGATTGAGCGCGAACACGCAACGCAGGCCGCTGTTGTCGGCGGAGCGCGCGAAAAAGGTCCCGTTGCCGCCAACAAATCCAAGATTCTTTTTCTTCTCCTCCATCGCGGGCGGCAGGTTGTCCGCGAGCGATATGGAGGGCACCGAAATGGTCCGATTCGGGCTGTAGCGAAATTCCCCGGTGTAGATCTTGCCGGCGAGATCGACAGTTGCGTCGGCGCCGTTCCATTTTGCGAAGCCACGGCCGGTGGTGCCGCTTTTCTGGTCCATGAGGGCCATGTCATAGGTCGAGCAGCCGGATAGGGCGACGACGGATACAAGCAGCGCTATTCTTTTCATTATGTGTCTCTCTTCGTTGTTGATGCACGTGGGAGGCGACATAATTATTACATTAATTACTTTATGAAAATGGGGTTGAATTCCATTTTCAATAACGGCCTAACCTTCGAGCCATTGCATCCACCATCCCTGGTAGTAGCGCCGTCCGTCGATCTCTTCGAAGCCACAGACCATCATGCCCCTGTCGGAGCAGAAGGTGAGTAGCTCCGGTTCCAGCAGGTCGGGGATCGGACCCTTCGCGGTCGCGCCGAACTTCGCCAGGCCGTCCATTGTCATGACGCGCACCTGACGGCGCATGTCCTCGCGCGTGATCGAGTACATCCGCACAGTGCCGGTCACCGCTGGCGCGGGGTCATTGTCCCGACGCTTCTGGCCGAGGTAGTGGGTGCGGACGACGGAGCAAAGCATGATTCTGCTGTGATCTTGCTGTATGGATATACAGTATATGGCAGCAGAATCGGGGTCAGGCCATCGGCGTGGCGACGAGCTTGTCGGAGGGGAAGGGCACGAGGAAGTCGCGGCTTTGGTCGGCGCTGGCGGTGAGCCAGTCTCCATAGGCGCCCTCGGGCAGAATCACCACCATGCGTTTTTCTTTGTTTGGCTGGTGGTAGTCGCGGAAGAGCGGATCGTGATCGGCGTTGATGGTGAGCATGGTGTAGCTGTCCTGCCACTGGCCGGCCGCATCCCGGTAGCGGTCCCACAACCCGGCTATGCCCAGCGGCGCGCCGTCGGCCCGGGTGAATCGCGTAGCCACCGCCTTGCCGGATCGCCAGTCGGGCTCGAAGATTGCATCTGCAGGGATGATGCAGTGCTGCGCCCGGCGCCAGGCGCTGCGGAAGGTGAAGGCGTTGGCGACGCGGTCGTCGCGTGCGTTGAAGGTGGACAGCTTCTCCGCGCCAGGTAGCGCGTCCGGCCGGGTAGATCCCGAGATTAGGCCCCAGCGGCCCATGATGGCCTCCACCCTCGGCACCGCCTCGTCACCGGCGTCATGCTCCGGTGGCCGGCGGACAAAGATGCCTTGATAACGCGGCCACATCTCGTATTTGCCGAGGATTCCGGGCCGGGTCACGCCGAACTTTTTCAGCAGCAGTTCGGCGTCCTTCAGCGTTTGGTAGTGGCTACACATAGCGAATTAGCTCGCCGAAAGAATGCCGAAGATTTTATACATGCCGTAACCCGCCCACAGACACGATGCGGCGGAACCGTATGCACAAATTGTCTGTGCAAACTCCCAGCATCCGACCTTTCGTTTGTTGGTCAGTTCGGTATCTTGGTCGTCGAACGATTCCGCATAGTTGTTCGCGGTTTCTTTCCAGCCGTCGGATCCGGCTGAGTGCATATATCGACCGAAAGTCAGGCTGGCCACCGCGAGTATGATCCCCAACGAAAATGGCAAGAACGGAAGGGATTGGCGAGGTATGGAGGTCTGGGCAAGGGTGAAAACACCCGCCAATCCCGCAGCGTTCAGCAAAAAGAGGGTCTTTAAGACCTCAATTCCCCATACATCCGTCGCACGTAGGTGATATTGGTGCGCGTCTACGAGCTGCCGGTGCATTACCACTCTGCGGTCTTCGAAGGGAGGGATCAT